GAGGCCATTGCAGCCGGTCACCCTCAGAACCGCATCGACGACCTGCTGCCCTGGAACTTCCAGCCGGCAAGCTAAGACCGACGTGCTGCTCAGCTGACGCTTACCGCGCCCCGTGACCTGCATTTCGCCGCCCGTGTCGAACCCCAAAAGCCCACCGAAGAAATTCCCGATCCCGGAAACCAGGCCGCCGAAAAGGCCGCCACCGCCGCCGTTTCCGCCGGACAGGCCGGACAGGAGGTTATCGAAAAGCCCTTGCAGCGCATCGCCCAGCGGGTCGAAAAGACTTGTCAGCAATCGGTTAAGAAGATTGTCCGCCCATTGCAGAAGGAAATCCCCGAAATTGGTTGCGCTGAGTTTGCCGTCCGCGAACATGTCCTTGAGCATCCCGGCGGATTCCTTGCCGAACCCGTCAAAGGCGTCTTTCGTTTCGTCCACTTCCTCGCGCAGCCCGCCAAGGCCGCTTTTCAGGCGGTCGGCCGGTGCAATGGGTTTTACAAGGGCGTCCCCGAACGTGACCACGCCGTCCTCGGCCTCAGCCAGGGCGGCCTCAAGGGTGCGGATATTTTCCTCGGTCCGCTTGAGTTGATCCGTCACGTCCTGGTCGGATTGCAAAAGGCGCTGGCGCGCCACCAGCAGGTCCGCCAGGCGTTGCTGCATATTCTCGAACGCCTCGGCATTCCGGGCGGTGGCCGCGTCCATGGACGGAAACCCCAGGGAATTCAGCGCCGATTGCGTGTCCTCGATCTGCGCCGTCAGCTTCGCGTATTCATCCGACCCCAGGGCAAGGGCGCGGTGTTCCGCGATGATCGCCGCCACGTTTTCATGCCGCGCGCGGGCCTCGGACAGCTTCTTGCGGGCGGCATCCACGGACATGCTGGTGCTGGTGCCCAATGCCTGGGACAGAAGCTGCGATTGCGTGACTTCATCCCAAAGCGCCAGGGTCAGCGTATCGGTGGACGCGGTGGCGTTGTCCGCTTCCGGCCAGAACGCGGCGAAGGCCCCGGCGGCCGCGCCCACGGCCGCGACCACCAGGCCGACAGGCCCGGTCAGGGCGGAGAAGGCCAGCGTCAGCCCGCCGATGGCCAGGGCGGCCGGACCGGCGGCCGCCGTCAGAAGGCCCAGGACGGTGATGGTCTTTCGGACGGGTTCCGGCAGCGACCGGAACCCCTCCACCAGCGTCCCGAAGAAATCCACCATCGGGGGCAGGATTTCCGCGATCACCGCGCCCACGTCCTCTTTCAGGTCGCCCCAGGCATTGGAAAGTTGTTCCATCGCGCCCAGGCCCGCCTCGGCCGCCGCCTGGACCTGGCCGCCATACTGCCTTTCCAGTTCCTCGAGGATCACGTTTTGCGCCTCGGCCAGGCGGCCGGTTTCGGCCAGGGCCTTGATCACCTTTTCCTGGTCCTCGGAGAAGGTGACGCCCGCGCGCGACATGCGCGACAAGCCCTCGGCCGGATCGTTCAGCGCCAGGCCCAGCATCCGCGCAGCCGACGCCACGTCTCCGTCCAGCGTGGTCGCCAGGTCAAGCGCGCGCTCCTGGGCCAGAAGGAATTGATCGCCCGCAATATTTGTGAAGGTCAGAAGTTGCGCCGTCACGCCATTCAGGATTTCTTCATCCCCGAACCGCGTCACCTCCTGCAAGGCGGACGCCTGGCGATACAATTCCTCGGCCGCGAACCCGGCCGCCTGGCCGGTGGATTTCACCGCCTGGGCCACCTTCGCCTCGGCCCGCTCCTGGGTATCGTAAAGCGACAGCGAGTCCCGGAACGCAAAAAGGATCGGTGCCGTCGCCGCCGTCGCCGCCGCGCCGAAATTCATCAAGCCCCGTCCCATGCGGTTGAGGCGCTGCGACGTGGTGGCGGCCATGCCGTCCACGCCGCGCAGGTTCTTCTTCACCCGGTCGAAGGCCGCGCCGGTTTCGTCGCGCGCCTTGATCGCAAAAAACAGGTCCCGAACGCCCATTGCGCGGTCTCCTATCAGTCAAGTGTTTGAGCGGTGGACAGGTACGCAACCCACCCCCGGATTTCCTCGGCGGGAAGGTCAAGGACCTCCCCCACCGTCTTTTTCAGGTGGGACGCGATCCGGTATATGGCCCGCGTTTCCGCGTCCCCCCCGATCAGTTTCCCAGGTCGGTTTCCGGCGTCAGCCCCAGGATTTTCTGGGAAATTCGCGCCACCACCTTGGGATCCACATGCGCCTCGATGGTCGCAAGTGTTTCCGCGTCATCGGTGAACATCGCCTTCCCGTCCTTGTCTTTTAGGCAGATAAGGGCGGTCAGGGCCATCTGGCGGGCCTCGGATTTCCCGGCGCGGCGCTGAATGTTCTGGCGAACGCGCAGCGTGGGCGGGTCGAAATAGGCGACCAGCGGGCCGTCATCATTGCCCCATTCGGGGATTTCGATTTCCTGGCCGCGCATCTTGTCGAAATGCGCGCGCGCGACGGACAGGATTGCCTCGGAGTCGGGCATGGGGGCCTCCATGAAAGGGTCGGGGATTCGTTGCGTGGAAGCGAACCAGGCCCGGATCGGGCCTGGCCGGTTGCGCGGATCAGGTCACGGTGCCGATGGTCAGCGCGCCCTTGCCCGCAAAATTGAAGGTGATGGATACCCACCCGTCCTTGTTGGCGGAAATCGGGGTGCCGGTGATCACCGCCTGGCCGGAACGGTAGGGCTGGCCGCTTGCGTCCCCGCCGGGGTAGAACACCAGGTCCACCACGTCGCCCACGTCCAGGGCGATCTGGCCCGCGTCGTCGGGGTCGAAATAGGCTTCCGCCGACCCCGACCATTTCTTGACGGTGGCCTCATTGTCCGTCCAGGCGTCCCCCATACCGTAACCTTCCGTCACGTTGACCTGGGGGTCCAGGTTCCAGGATTGGAGGTCGCCCACGGGATCGCCCGAAGTACCACCCACCTTGATCACGCCGCCGTGACCGTGGATTCTTGCCATTGTCAGGTCCTTTCCAGAATGACACGGGTCAGTCCCGACCCGTCCGGTTGCAAGTCAGCGACCCGGTAATTCACGTCCCGAATTTCCAGATCGTCGCCCTGGGCCGCCGTGTCCGGGACTTGTTCGGATGCGACGATCAGGACGGGAAGGACGGCCGAAACCCCCACGGAGTCCCCGGACAGCGCGACCTCGCGCGCCGCCTCGAAAACTCCGTGAATGTCCGCGAATTCCCCCTCCTGGGTTTGCCAGGCGGCGGCGTCCGCGAAGTCGGCGGGATCGAAAAACACGTCCCAATCGTCCATCATTCGGCCGCGTCGCCCCCGCCGCCGGTTTCGACCTTGGCCTGGGTCTTGCCCTGGTCCTTGGGGGCCACCGGATCGGGGGAGTCCTCTTTGTCGGGAGCGGCGGGTTTCTTGGCCTTGCCGCCACGGGTGGCAAATTCCGCCTGACCGCGATCCACCAGGCGTTGCGCCAGTCCGGGGCCAACCTCCACGGTTTCGCCCGCGACGGACGCGATATTGCCCCGGCGCAGGCCGGTTTTCAGCTTGATCTTTTTCTGACCGGGTTTCGTGTCGTCTTTGCTCATGTCGGTTTCCCTTTTCGCTTGGGGTGGTGCGCGCCCCGGGATTGGGGCGCGCTATCGGATCACGTCAGGATCAGACGTAATCGCGGCCGTAGGCGAAGGACTCGATGTGGCGGACGCCGAAATCCACGTCCTGGAAGGCGCGCAGATAGACACCGCCCGACGCCGCCAGGGTGGCGGAGTCCACGGTCAGGTCGAGGCCGGACCACATGGCGAGGACCAAATCCATCCAGTTGCCCAGAAGCATCCCGGCCGCCGGGGTGTTGTTCGAGACAACGGATTCGTACCCGTTGACCTCGTTCCCCTTCATCATGAATTCGGCGGTCCCGGCGACCTTGGGGGTCGATTTCAGATGGCCGCGCATGGTGGCGTTGAAGGCGTATTTCATGCCCTCCACGTCCGCGTCATCGGCCCCGATTTCCGACTCCATCTGGACCACCTCGGCCCAGGTCGGTTGCCCGGCCGTGGCGAAATCAACGTCATTGATCGCGTGATCCAGCAGGCCGTCAGGCGCATCCGCGTCCGCATCGCCGTTGATCCCCACGCGGTCGATTTCCAGCGCCATGATGCGGATCAGATCGTCGCGGACCAGCGCCTCCATGTCGGGCGAGACTTGCAGCATCGCGCGCCTGGTGATCGGCACGGCCGCCGCCAGGGTGTGGGGGGTCAGGTTCACCGTGTCCACGGTGATTTCCGAGTCGGTCGGCCCGTTGCCCTCCCCGATCCAGTAGGCGGTGCCGCCACCGGTCTGGCGCGGGATCGCGACATTGCCGGACAGGCCGGTCAGGGTACGGACGCCCAGGCGGGTAAGGGCGGCGCGCTTGCGCAGAAGGCCGATAAAGGACCCGTCCATGTGTTCGGTCGCGACCAGAGCGCCACCGGCCGATCCGGTGCCGACATTCTGGGCGCGGACGAAATCCTGGCGGGCCAGAATGTCGGCCGGAACCAGAAGCCCCTTGGCATCGCGGCCCAGCTTGTTCTGGGCGGCCTCGGACACCTCGATCTCGAACGCCGCCGCTTCGCGGGCGCGGGTGTCGGTCGGGTTCGCCAGGAAGCGGACGGCGCGCATCAACGAAAAGCTGCGGACTTCCTTGTCGGACAGGCCGACCTCGGCACTCTTCGACCGGGTGGCCTCGGCCTCGGCCGATCCCATATCGTCCAGGATGGACCGCTGGAACTGGTCCACGGTGGTGTCGCCGTCGATGGCCACGTCCACCTTGTCGTCGGGCATGTTGAACTTGCGGCCCAGGGCGCGGATTTCGCGGACGCGGGCGCGCTCGGCCTTCATCGCCGCCGCATTGTCCGGGGTCGCGGGCGCGGCCGGGGCGGCGCGGGTTTCGGTTTCGGCCGGGGTCTCGGCCTTGGTCTTGGTCTTGTCGGACATGTCGGAACCTTCCTTGCTGCGGTCCAGATTGAGAGGGATTTTCACGTCACCGTCCGCCGCGCGGCCGATCCCCACGGTGGGATCGGCGGGAACCGGGCAGAGGGTGATTTCGTAAGGACGCCACTGCGCCCGGATGATCGGTTGCCCGTTGTCCTCCCCGACCTGGGTCAGACTGACGATTTCGTAACCGACAGAAACGCCCGTGATTTCCCCGTCACGAACGCGGGCCAGAACCTCGGAAGCGCGCGCGCCCTTGCCGAAACGGACAATGGCGCGGCCGCGCTTTTCCTCGATCCAGGCTTTTTCGACCACCCCGACCTGGGCGTCGATTGTCTGGGCGTGATCCGTCAGAAGGGCGGAGCGGCCGGACGCCAGGCGCGCCAGGTCCACCTCCCCCTCGGCATGGCCCAGGACCTCAAGCCCGGTGAATTCCTCGCCGGACTCGAGAATGTAGTGGCGGGCCACGGGGGCCTCGCTCGAAAATGCCAGCGTGATCCGGCGATCTTCACCGTCCGCGCCGTCCTCGCCCTCGGGCGCGCGCGCCTCAAGGACCCCGGCGCGGTATTGCCGCGCGGGGAGTTTGATTTTCGCAGTCATGATCGGACCTTTCCGTCTAGCTTTCCGAAAGCGGCTTGCCCGTGTCCGGGTCGGCCGTGTCGGGCGGTGAAGGCGGCGGGCTTCCCGCCAGGGCGGCGGACACCGGGACCCCGGCCTTTTTGAGGACCTTGAGGTCGCGGGAAATGCGGGCGGCCAGTTGGCCGAAATCCCCGCCCCGCTCGGCCACAATGTCGGACGGCGCTTTCAGGCGGTTGGACAGGTCCTTTTCGTTCGCCACCGCATCGTCCTTGGGGTTGACCGACGCCCACCCCCGGCCGCGCCAGGTGGCCGCGTCTAGGAACTTGTCCACGCGGGACGGCGGGATCACCGCGCCCCTGGGCAGGCGGACCTGGCCGGTCAGAAGCGCGCGGGGCAGCCAGGACTGGAACACCGGGTCATGCAGCCCCTCGGACAGATCACGCTGGAACACGCGCCATTCGTCGCGTTCCTCGCCCCTTCCGTCTTTCAGGCTCGAGAAATTCGCGCCCTCCATGTCGGACGAAAGCCCGGCATAGGAAACGCCGAGGCCCGCCGCGCCGCCGCGCGCCAGAGATTTCATGAAACCGGGCATGTTGGCGTCGGGGTAGTTGGACGGGTTGCCCTTCACCGAATAACCGGGCGGCAGGGTTGCGATTGTCCCGGCCTCCATTTCCTCGGGGATTTCCGCGTCATCGTCGGACCCGTCCGGCATCGGCGCGCCGTCATCCTCCTGTTCCAGGAACACCATTGCGGCCGCCCCGTAATGGGCCGCCGTCAGGGCGGATTCCTCATACCTCGACAGCATGTTGAACCGCCGCAGTGCAGTATGGCTTTCCGGGACCCCAAGCGCCTGGCCGGTTTCGGTGTGACGGATCACATGAATCACTTGGTCCGCCGGAACGCGAATCCGGTCCCGCGTCCGGCCGGTATGGGATTCGGCGGGGTGGCCGTCGAAGAAGTAGAAGGCCACCGGCTTTCCGAAGATATCGAACTCCACCCCGCCGTCGATATAGGAACCGCCCTTGAGGGTCTGCATCAGGTCGAGGTCCAGAAGGTCGATGGAAAGCGGCTGCACCTGGTAGGCGAAGGGGCCGAACCGGCGGCCGGTCCACTCGCGCAGGAAAAAGTTGCCTTCGCGGGCCAGCATTGTTGCGGCGATCTTTTCGACTTGCCACCAGGACAGGCGGCCGCATGGGGTGCAGCTTCCCCGGCGGCCCCACCGCGTCCAGGCTTTTTCGATGGCATCATTCGCCACCGTGTCCGGCTGGCCGTCCGGGTTGCGGCCGTCCACTTGCAGGGCGATCCCCCGGTGGCCGACAACGTGGCGACGGACCATCATTTCATAGGATTTGAGATAGTCCACATTCTGCGCGGCCAGAC